GCAGGAGGACCCCGGCAACCCAGAGTTGCACCCCCCCCTACCCCTGGTTGCATTGGGCGCGGCTGGGGCGCTGGGCCGGCGGGGTGCCTGCGTAAGGCGCCCCACGGCGGGCCACAGGCGGGCGCTGGGGCGGGTCTGGGCTGCGGAGGCGGGCCGGGGCCGCCTAGGCGGGGAGCGGGGCTGTAGCGGGCGCCGTTGGGCTGCTGTGATCCCCTGCCCCCGTGCTCTCCGGCCTAGGCGGTTCGGATCACCATGCTCGCTGGTGGCGCTTGGTGCGCTCGGCTGCGGTCTTCGTGGAATGGCATGAGGCGCATTTCAACCCGACGTTGGATGGGTCAAGCGGTGCGCCCCCATCCTTCAGTTCCACCAGATGGTCTGCATAGATGCGCACGCCTTCGTTCCCGCAGACCTCGCATCGGGCGCCCCGGTCCCGGATGATCCGGGCTCGCAGGGCTTGCCACTCGGGCGAGGTGTAGAACGGATCGGCGACCTTGGGTGCGAAGCCCACGCTGCGGCCGATGGTGCCGAGGCGGGCGGGTGCGGAGCGGAGCTTGGCGCGGGCGGGGCGTGGCATCAGGGGGTGCAGGCGCGTTCAAGCGCCCGGCCGATGCGCTCCATGGCGCGGGCTAGGCGCTCGTCGTCGGGGTGCGGAACGGGCTCACGGTCCTTGACCTGAAGCGTGGCGAGGATGCGTTCGCGCTCGATCTCGGCTGGGGTGGGGCGGAGGTAGTGGCCGGTGGGGAGCAGCGGGACGTGTGCCATGCGATGCGCTCCGTGGGGTGGTGACCGGCTTCCGGCCTTTCGCTGCTTGCACGCGCCTGGGAGAGGTGGCGCCCTCGCCGCAGCCGACCCTGGATCGCGCCCGTGAAACCATGCTGGGGGCGGGCGCGGCAGAGAGGTCCGGATGGTGGCCCCTGCGCCGGTGCAGGGGGGGAAGGAGGCGAGGCCCCGAGTGGGCTAGGCGGGTTCGACGTGATCGCGCCGGGCGATGATGCGGCGCTGGCCGCCCATGATCTCGTAGAGCAGGGCGACGCGGTTTTCGCGCGATTGCTCGCAGAGTGCGATGCGGCCTGAGAGCGGGCCTTTGAGGACGCGGACGAAGGAGTTGGCCGCGATCTCGGGCAGGACATCCGGGCGGAGGTAGCGGACGTCGGGCGCCCACTCGTCGGAGAGGACACCAGTGGGGGAGGCTACGGCGAGCATCGCCTCGACGAAGGCGGTCGGGACGGTGGCGGGCACGTCGGGGTCGCCGACCGGGGCGAGGATGTGGGCGACGCCCTTGGCGGCCTTGACGCGGTCCCAGCGGTCGGAGGGTGCCCAGAGGGCGAAGAGGTAGCCTGGGAAGGCGACCTGGATTTCGATGCGGGCGGGGCGGCTTTCGGTGGCGGGGACGGAGACGCGGACGCGGGGGAGGAACCGCTGGAAGCCGAGCGCGAGGAGGGAGGCTGCGGCGAGGTCTTCGGCCTGGAAGTCGGTGGCGAGGACGTGCCAGGCGGGCGCTTCCATGCGTCCGCACGGCTCGTCGCTTTTTTGCGACAACGCCGTCCTGATGGGAGCGGAACCTATCGGATGCGGAGCGGCTATGTCAACACTCGATTGTGAGCCGCTTACGCTGGAACCGTTGCGGATATAGGCCATGGCGGTGTGCATCACTCCCCCTCGATTGGCAGCGCGCGGATTGCGGCGGCGATGGCGCGGGCGATGTGCTGGGCGCCGCTGAGTTGCGCGCGGTCTGGGTGACCGGGGTCAGGCATGATCTCGCGCGTATGGGCCACCGCGTTCTCACACACCCCCGCCGCGCGCTCGCGCATCGCGCGCTGGCCGGCGATGCGGGCGGCATCACGTTCGTTGATGATCCGGCAGCCCTCGTTCACGGCGGCGGCGAGCGCGATTTCCATTGTGGCGCGAGCCTCCCGCAACCTTGCGACCTCCGCCTCCAGCTCCGCGATGCGGGCCTCCGCGCGGTCAGCGCGGTCGCATTCGTCGTCACCCTCGCGGATGGCCTTGGCGAGTTCATCGCGCAGCTCCGCGATGCGGGCGTCTGCGGCCTGCGCGCGCTGGTCGGCCTCTGCGCATCGGAGCCGCCACCACTCAGCCGCGTCGCGATGGCCCGCGCGGTAGGCGTCCCCGGCCTTCGCCTCGGCCTCACGGTAGCCGGCGAGGAAGCGGCTCATGGAGTTTGATCCGAGTTTGGGTGAACCCTCGCCGCCGGGTCCGCTTCGCGCATCGCCTCGCGGAACTCTGGGTCGCGCTCCATGCGCTCGCGCACCGTGTCCGCGAAGGGCCGGGGCGCCGCTTCGAAAGCCGCCAGCTTCTTCGGGTCCACCACGAACTCGGCGCCGTATTGCTTGGCAATCCTATGTCCCGCCGCGATCACCTGCTCGGCTTCGGCCGAGAGGACCCGCTTCTCGGGCATAAGCGGGTGCGTTCTGGCGAAGTCGTCCGGATGCCGCTCCTCGATCATCCGCAGGACCTTGCGCGCAATCCACTTGTCTTGTGGAGCCGCGAATGCCGCCAAGTCGTAGAGGTCGCGCACAGTCTCGCGCCACGGATTGTCGCTCATGCTCACCCCTCCCTTTCGGGCATCGGCGAGCCCGCGAGCGCGGCCGTGCTGTCGTAAGCCTGCTTCGCCTTCTGCCATGCGTCGTAGGGGTGCGGCGTGGCGCGCAGCTCGGTCCAGTCCAGCATGGCCTTCGCACCGTCGCGCATCTCCCGCAGCGCCGCCCGCAGCTTCTCGATCTCGGCGTCGCGCTGCTCGATGGCGGCGGCGGCGGCGTCCATGTGTCGCCCGAGCGGGCCGGGCTGCGCGTTCTCGCGAAGCCATACCGCGTAGTCGCGAATGTCACTCACGCTCGCCCTCCATCTGCTTGGCGAGCAGCAACAGCCACAGCGCCAGCCCAGGCATCGGGTCTTTCATCGCTCGCCCTCCATCTGCTCGACGATCTCCAGCACGGCGCGGCCTAGCTCGCCCTCGCGGTGCCACTTCCGCACGGCATCCAGCAGCCCCAGCCGCTCGCGATCCGCGCGGCGGCGCGCTTCGTCGGCGCGCCATTGCGGCCCCAGCGTCGGCGGCGGCAGCGGCGCGGTCATGCGACCACCGCGAGCAGCGGCGCGTCGGCGGTCAGCCGCTCGCGGGCGATCTGCGCATACTCGGGGTTCAGCTCGCAGATCGTGGCGTGACGGCCGAGCCGGTCTGCCACGAGCGCGGTTGTGCCGGCGCCGCCGAAGGGGTCCAGCACCATCTGCGGCACGGGCGCGTGCTCGGGGCAGTCGCAGGACGGCGACCAGCCGGTTGTGGTGACGGTCGCCAGCATCCGCGGCATGTCGCCGTCCATGCGATCCGTGCAGCCGACCTTGGCCCGTCCGGTGTGCCGCGTCGGGTCTTTGAAGCGCTCGACTTCCGTCTGCCGCTGCCACGGTGCGCCGCAATGCTGGCACTGTCCGCGTTCGGATGTGCCGGCGCGGATGCAGCGCTCGGCGAGGTCCGGCGGCATGGTGGCGAAGTGCGCGCCGCTGAACGGCTGCGTCGCGATGGTCCACACGTTGCGCGCGTTGCGGCGCTCGCGCTCGTAGTTCACGGACAGGTCGCCGCCCTTGCCGTGGTGCCCGCTCTCCTGCAACGCGCGGACCTTCGGCGGCTGAACGCCTGTCGTATGCTGCCGACCGAAGTTCTCTGCATCCTCGGCAATCGCCTCTGCGTCGTAGAAATACCGCGCCTGCTTCGCCAGGAGGAACACCATCTCGTAAGCGCTGGTCGGCCGGTCGCGCACGCTCTCGGGCATGGGGTTCGGCTTCGCCCACACGATGGCGGAGCGCAGATACCAGCCGTCCGCCTGGAGCGCGAAGGCGACCAGATGCGGGGTGCTGACGAGATCCTTCGCCTTGAGACGAAGGGACGGAATGGCTAAATATGCCCAGCAGATTCCGCACCCCTGACAGGACACATCGCCACATGCCGACGCCGAAGGTTCCTTGCCCATCGTGTGGCAAGCCGATGAAGGCAACGTCTCGGACGTGTCGCCCATGCTCGGCGCCATACGAGCGGACCGCGGCGCATCGGGAGCACATGTCCGCGCTGACCGCGGGGAAGCCAAAGCCTCACCTTCAAGGCCGCAAGCGTCCGGAGCATTCGCGCCAGATGCGGGAATGGTGGGACGAGCAGCGCCGCGAAGAGAAGCGCCAGGAAATGCTGCGGCGCAATCCAGCGGCCCGGTATCACGGCCTGTCGGCTCGTGCGGCGGCTGCGCTGGTTGCGCAGGTTGGCCAATGCCAGCGGTGCAGCCATGACGGCAGCACGAGCCGTCTTGAGGTCCACCACATTGACCGCGACAAGCGGAACCAAGCGCCGGAGAATCTGCTGATCCTATGCCACGCGTGCCATATGCAGGACCACGCGCAGGCTGGGGAAACTGGCTGGCACGCATACCACCGGCGGCGTAGGACGAGCCCAGGTTAACCCAAGCGGTTCCATCGTCGCGGAGGACGCGGCGAACCTCCCGAAAGACGCTGACCAGCTTCGCGACATACTCCTCCGCTGTCGGCTCCAGCCCAATCTGGCCATCAACCCCGTAATCCCGAAGGAGATGGTAGGGCGGCGAGGTCACGCAGGTCTGGAACACGCCCGCCGGCAGGGCGCGCATCTGCTCCACGCAATCGCCGATCAGCACCCGCGTCGTCATGCGCTCACCACGGCGGCCATGAGATCCTCCAGCATCGGCGCCGGCTCCTCCGCGCTGTCCTCGTCCGCGAGCGCCGCGCGACGCTCGGCCTCAAGCTCCGCCAGGCGGCGCGCGATGGCGGCGAAGTCGTCCGCGGCGGGGGTCATGCACAATCCGCCAGACGCAGCGCGCAGGCGCAGGTGACGGCGACGAGCCCCACGAGGCACAGCGCGAGCGCCAGCCCAGTCGCCCCGAAGATGATGTCAGGCGGCTCCCAACCCCTCATACGCCACACATCCCTTCGCACTCGTTCTGGAATAGGTCGGGCTGGCCCCGCTCGCTCCACGTCGCGAGATCAACTTCGGCGAGAGGCACCATGCTGCGATGCATGAACTGCTCGCCCCGAATACCGCGCGACTGCCCGCCGGTGCGGATCAGCGCGTCTAGCCGACACGCTTCCGCCCATTCGTCCGGCGAGCCGTCGCGGATTTCCCGCCATTGCGCGTCGCTGTGAAAGGGGCAGCCGACACAGGAGGACTTTGGCGCCGACCAGCCCGCGCGCTCCAGCCAACGCAGGCAAGCTGCCCGCGACATGCCCGCGTCAATCAGCGGCCAGACGTTCCGCATATAGCGCACGCGCGCCGGCCGCATCCTCGCGGCCTCGTCTGTGGAGATACCGACCATGATCTCCGCGAAGCCTTGCACTCGGCCGCGCGGTGTGGCGCCCAACAGCTCGCGGACCTTCCGCGCCAGCGGTTCCAGCTTGTAGTGCGCCGTGCATTGGCGCCGCCCCATGCCCGCCGAGCCGTCCGGGTTCCGGAGATACCACGGCACCGCGGCGATCCGGCCGGTTCGCCGCGACGCGCCACGCTCGATGTCATCCCGCAGGTTGCCCGCGCTCACCACGTGCACCGGGTAGGTCAGCGCCTCGCGCAGCCGCGCCAGGTGCTCATAGACCGCCCGCGGCTCCCAGCCCGTGTCCGCGAAGATGGCACAGTCCGGCGCCTCGATCTCGCCACGCGCCGCCATCAGCGCCAGCGTCGTGGACTGCACGCCCGCGCCGAGAGACAGGATGCGCAACCGCGCGCGCGTCTCGGCGGTCATGGCGCGCTCTCTTCCCGCAGCATTTCGACCAACGCAGCGTCGAACCTCGCATCAAACTCGGCACGGGTGAGTTCCGGGGTGACCAGCTTCGTGAGTGCCCATAGCGGCTCGCGCTGCTGCGCAAATGCCTCCGCGGTGAAGTCGTCGTTGTCGTCCTCGCTCACAGCACTTTCCCCCAGACGATGCCGGCGGCGAACGCGGCGGCGGTGTAGAGCCACAGGCGGAAGCGCAGGCGTGCCAGCGCGGCTTTGGCCTCGGCGAGCTGGATGGACGGCAGGAACAGGCGCGGGGTCATGGCGCCAGGGCCTTGCGGATCTGCGCGGCGCTGCATCGAAGTGTGCGCGTAGCGCTAGCGTAGCGCGCACCTTCGATGCATGGGTTCGAATGCGCCGAAGTAGGGCGCATCGAACCACGAATACCCGTAGGGTATTCCGCGCGCGCGCACGCGATATATGGGAGCGCGAAAAACCCTCGTGTTTTCAGAGGGTCATCGAAGATCGCAGCGCACCCAACTTCGATGCATTCCGATGCGCTCGTTCCCGCATCGAAGTGGCTTTTCGGGGCCATTTTCGATGCGCGCTTTGATGCAAGTTCGATGCGCCTCATGCCGCGCCCTCCTCCCATGTTGCCGCCGGGCGCCCGCTCGGCGCGCGCAGTCCGCTGCGCCGCACCCGGTCCTTGTTGCGGTATTCCTGCACCGTGAACCCCTGTGCGAGCATGGTGTTCAGCAGCGCCTTCTGAGCGGCGGGCTTTTCGATGCCATGGCGGGCCATCACCGCGGCGATGGACCGGGCCTGATCGGGCGCCAGGCGCGGGCTGTAGGGGCCGTGTGGCGTGCCCCGCTCGGCCTCCGCACAGATGAGCGCGACGACCTCAGGGTCCGGTCCTTTGGCCCGCGGTGGGGCGTTCGGGAACCACGGCTCAGCCGCTGCCACGTCCTCACCGTTGGCGAGCGGCCAGGCCACCATCTCGTGCCAGCGGGCTTCGCTCGCCGGGCTGTAGTTCGCCTTTGCGCTGTCCACACGAAAGAACGACCGCCGCCGGTCGCGCGGCACGCCGACCTCATCGGCCTCTTCCACCGTCATGGGCGTAACCGTCAGGACGATGCGGCAGGCGCCCACGATGGATGACGCTCCACGGAGGCTCTCCGGATCGCCGGCCATGCCCCCCTTTCGCGTGTGATGCACCAGCACCACGGCGCAATCCCGGCGCTGCGCCAGCGCCCGCAGATGGGCGATCACGAGCCGCAACGCCGTGTTGTCGTTCTCCCCGGCGGTGTGCAGCTCCACCAGCGGATCGAGCACAACCACGTCCGGCTGATGCTCCTCGATGAGGTCTTCCAGGTCGTGCCATGCGTCCGTGAAGCGGATCATCCCGGTGGCCTGGTCCTGCTCGATCAGAGTGCCAATGGCCTTGGGATGCGCGCGGATGACGCGCCCGGCGAAGTCCTGCGGCGTGCGCTCGAACTGCCGCAGCGCGGCTGAGTAGCGCCGCCGCTGCTCGTCCTCGTCATCCTCCATGTTGACCGTCAGCACCCGGTGGGGCTCGCGGCCGATCGGCTTGAAGTCGCCGTAGTCCATATTCAGCGCGAGAGCCGCCGTGCATGCGACGATGTAGCTCGACTTGCCAGCCGAGCCCGGACCGCCGATCAGGCTCACTGCGCCGCGCATGATGTATCCCGGGGCGATCCACTTGCGCTTCGGAATGGCGGCCTCCGCCCAGTCATCGGCGCACACCCGGAACGCCGAAGGGCGCTCCCGAGCGGACCGGGGCGGTTCGGGCTGGGCGTTGTGCGGTGGGGCCTCTGCCTCCCCCGCGTCGGGAAAAGGGTCTGGTTCCCAGCCTGGGTCTGGATCGGGCGGCGGTGGGTCCTCCGCCTGCCGGCGCCAGCCCGCGGCGCGGGCCAGGAAGAAGATGGTCCCGGCACCGATGCGGTTCGGCGGCGAGGCCGCGAAATGCGCCCAGCGGTCCAAGCACGCCTGTTCGTCATGCTTGCCGGACTTCGCGGACCAGTCAGCCCAAACGGCGCGTCCCTCCTCGCTGCCGCCGGTGGCACGCCACACGGCCATGCCCATCCGGTTCCAGTCGTCCCAGGACAGATCGGGATTCGCGACATGGGCCAAGGCCGCCGCCACGTCTGCCAGGGGCGCCTGCGGCTGGCCCGGGGTGCGACGTCCGGCAATGCCCGCCTGCATGAGGCCCGCGGCTTCCACGGCCTCCTGGAGCGCCGCGAGCGCGTCATCCAAATGGATTTCCGCCGCCTCGTTGCACTCCACAATGCGGGCGAGCCGCGGTCGGCGCTTCAGGTTCCACGAGCCCGGCCAGCGAAGCGGATGGACGGGCGGCGCGGCGGAGCGGTCGGCGCCGACCAGGACTGCGGCCAGCCACCGTGCTTCGCGCAGCTTGGCATGATCCGCGTCAGTCCGTGTCGGTTCGGTCAGGCGCCAGTGGAAATGCACCTTGGGGTGCAGTTCGCCCGTGTCGGGGTCCAGCCATTCCGATCCGGACTGGACAACCAGCGTCGGCCTGCCGAGCAGCATGTCGAGCTTGGCGCGGGCGCGGACAGGTGAGCCTTCGTCAAGTTCGACGGAGAGCGCTACGCCGTTGGCCAGGTGCGCCGCGCCGGCCTTGCGGGCATCCCGGAAGGTGGCCACGGGGGGCGCGAACACGGCCGGCTTGTCGCCATTGGCGGCGCGCGCCGCTGCGGCCACAGCCCGCGCAATGATGCGATCCGGTGAGCCGTTGACGGGTACGCCCTCGATCAGGATCGGAGCCTGCCCGCGGTCGGATTGATGGAATGCGCGCAAGGACACGAAGGTGCCCTCGTCCGCATAGCGGAACAGCGCGCCGAAGAAGCGGGAGAGTTCGGCTGTGTCGGGGGCGAGGCTCATTCAACCCTCGCCGGCAGATGGGCGTCATGCCATTCGTCGTCCGCGGCGTGCAGCCGCTCATGGCAAGGGCGGCAGACGGCGCGCATTTCCCACAGGGGAGGGAACAGCCCGAAGGCATAGGTCAGGTGGTGCGCCTGCTCGGCCGGGGCCTTGCCGCACGCCTCACACTTGAAGCCAGCCCGAGCCAGCACGGCTTGCCGGAACCGGCGCCATTCGGGCGTGTTCCGCACTTCACGGTATTCTTCGCGCTTCTGATCGGGAGTGATGATACGAGCCCGCGCAGCCGCGTGCTCTGCCTCCCACCGCTCCTGCACGGCCTTCCACCATGCCTCCCGCTTGTCGCCGTCCCACTCGGGGAAGTCGCTGTAGAACGGGAAGTCATGTCGGCTTAGGGAGCCGGTCAGGGATTTGCCGCACTGGTCGCACTGCAAGGCGACCGACAGGGCGCCGATGGAGTTCCGGCGCTTGCGCATGGACGCCTGCGTGCCGCCGCAATTGCAGCCGCCCTTCAGTGCGTCGCGCACCCGTTGGCGTGCTGTATCGGAGGAACAGCGGGGGGCGCCCGTGTCGTTGAAGTCCTGCTCAACGGGCAGAACCATCGGGACCGGGATGGCGCGCTCGCTCACCGCACCACCCCCGCCGCGCGGAAGACGGCCTGTGCATCGTCGAGCGACCGCACCACGGCGACGCGATGCCCGATGGCGCGCAGCCGCTCGTGGAACTCGATCTGTGCCGCGGTGACGACGCCGCGCGGCGCCTTGGCCTCCAGGAAGATCACCCCGCCGCCGGGGAGCGCAACGGTGAGGTCCGGTGCGCCCTTGGCAGCCCCGGCCGCGCGGCGCTTGCCCATCATCGCCCAGCCCTCGCGCTTGTTGTCAGCGCGATAGGGGACTTCGTTCGGGCTGCCCCAGACCACGGCGCCTGGCACGGCGAGCATCAGCCAGTGGCGGATGGCCTTGACGACGGCGATCTCCGGATTGCCGCGCTTGGCCTTCCGCGACGAGAGGATCACGTCGTCCTCCTCGCCAAGCAGGGTTTCCGCCGGCGCGCTCACTGGATGCGCACTCCCGCCGCGGTGCGCAGGTAGTGCAGCTTGACGGCCACGGCGTTGGCGCGGCGGATCGGCGGCCCGGGCATCGCATTCAGTTCGCGCATCAGTTCGGCCAGCCGCCCGTTGTGCAGCCGCGTGCCGATGTGGCGCCGCAGCAGCGCGAGGCGGTCTTCCGTCCAGGGCTGGTGACGGGCGCTCATGCGCGGCGTTCCTCGCGGACTATCGCCGCGAGGCGGTATATCTCGCGATGCGGCAGTCGCGTGTGCATCTGCACCACGCTCGGATCGGTGCCTCGGCGGAGCATCGCCAGCGCCTTTTCCGTGCGCGCCTCGACGGAGGACGGCCGGCTTGGATCGTAGGGCGGCGGCTCGTCATCGGCCGGCGGTGCGGGCGGCGGCGGTTCGCGAGGCGGCAGCGGACGCGTCGCAGGTGCCGCCACAACCTTCGCCGCCGCCGCCGTCCGCCGCGGCAGCTTCAGCGCGCCGACGGCATAGGCCGACACCTGATGGCCCGGGATGGGATCGCCCGGGAGGGCGTTGAGCATCTCGGCGATCCGCGCGCCGGGCGTGCCCTTGGGCCACTCTGCCCGGATCAGATCACGTCGGGCTTCCGTCCACTTCTCCGGCTTGGCTGACGGCGGATTGGCCGGGCGCCGCCGCACATGCGGCCGGGGCGACTTGCGCGGCTTGAACTGGGTGCCGACTGCCGGGCCAGGCGGACGGCTCAGGCCGAGCACCCAGGCGCGGGCCTTGAGCGCCTTGACCGTGATCTCGCGGTTGCCGAGCGCCGTGATCCGGCGCGCCAGGTCGGCGAGGTCCACCGTCTTGATCGGATAGTCCGTGCGGAGGAGCTCGTCGCGCTCGGCGCTCCAAAGCCGCGGCGCGCGCTGCTGTTCCTGCTGTCGCGCCCGGACGTGACGCATCCCCTCCTCGGACCGCTTGAGGCCGAGCTTGCGCGCCTGGACCGAGACTGCCTCGGCGGAGCCGATGTCCATCTCGCCGGGGATGGCGTTCAGCGCCGTGAGAATGTCCTCTCGCGGATCGCCGCGCTCATAGGCCGCGCGGAGATAGGCCAGGCGCTCGGGGTTCCAGACCACGCGCTTTTCGCGTCGGCCGAGGCGCAGTTGCGCGTGGGCGTAGCCGAGCACCTGATGCGTCGTGATCGGCTCGCCGGGCAGGCTGTTCAGCGCCTCGGCGATTTCGGCCGCGGAGACGTCGGAGGACCAGAGCCGCGTCAGTTCCGCAATGCGCTCGTCAGTCCACTTGTTCAGGTTTCGGTTCGGTAGGTGCTGCCGGGGGGCGGCGGCGGCCTCAAGGATGGCGAGGCGGGCCTCGACGCTGGCCAGCCGCTGCATGATGGCGGCGACGGCCTCCTCCTGGAAAAGAGCCGCCGAGGCGTGAGCCCCGGCGGCAGTTGGGGAGGAAGCACGGCCCGCGGCGGCACCGCCGGCGGACGCCGGCGATCCTGTTCCGGCCCGATCCAGCAGGCCGAGGAAGTCGTCCCGCGCCACCATGACGACGGCGGGGCCTTGCGCGACCAGCGCGCGGTATTCGTCGAGGGGCGTGGAGACGCCATGCGGAACGGATGCGTCCGCGAGCGCCCAGCGGGCGTCACGCTCTCGCGATTCCGTCGTCGCGCCGCAACCGGCGGTCTGATCCATGGTTTCCGCGGTGTCGGCGGCAACCGACACCCCCCGTTTGTTTGCACACACAAGCCAAAGCCCCGTCGGGACCTCCCGGCGGGGCTTGTCGTTAGGCGATCAGGACGTTGACCCAGCTCCATGCCAGGACGGCCAGCGCCAACAGCACGACCCAGAGAACGCTGCTGGCGGCGAGCACGAGGAGGACAGTCGCGGCGCTTGGCAACGAGCCGGACGAAAAGGTTTCATCGGGCAGCGGCGGCGCTGAGCGCGCAGCGTATTCAGACTTCTGTGACCGAACGGGCGGAAATGGTGCGATGACGCTCATGCGGACGCTCTCCCCTGCTACCGCGCGACGACCAGCCGCGCGGCGGTTGCACACACGCCAGGACCGCGCAGCCGGGCCATCGCGGCACAGGCTGCGCGCTGTAGCTCGTCGAGTTCCGTCAGCAGCCCTTGCCGCTCGGCCTCAGTGATCTCGCCGTCCTCGATGGCTTCCGCCCAGCGCGTGGCCAGTTCCCCCGCCTCGCGGAACACGGCTGCGATGGCGCGCGCGTCGGACCCGCCGCCCTCGCCGATGGGCACGAGCACATGGCCCGAGAGCCGCGCGAGCTGCGCGGTGACCAGCGGCGCATGGGCGACGCGTTCGAGGTCCGCGAGCACGTCCACCGGGACGGAGGTCTCGGCGTGGTGCGGTGACGCGTAGTCCGCGAGCGCGGACTTCTTCACGCGGGTGATGGTGCCCGCGGCCTCGACGCCGCCGATGCGGAGCAGGAGCGCGGAGGTCGCGGTCTTGAGCGCGGCGACTTCCTGCGGGGTTACGGCGCGCATGGCGCACCTCCGCAACGGAACGCTTCCGCTTGGCCGCCGCTGGGGGCTGGGCCTAGTGCTGGCCGGGCAAGCGCGGAGGCGGTGATGGAGGAGCGGGCCGGCAGCGGCGGGATGCGACTGCCGGCCCGCGGCGCCGGCCAGGCTGCCGAGGGGAGGGTTGATGCCTGGGCGGCGATTGGGGTGGGCCGGCGCGAACCGTTGACGGCGCGAACCGGCCCGGCCTCGATGGCGGGCGGACCAGCCAAGGAGGCAAGGCGATGAAGCGATGGATCGTGGCCGCGGCGATGGCGGCGCTGGGCGGGTGCATGGATGACATCCCGCTCACGGTCCTGCCGCATCCGAGCGACCCGGAGCGTCTGCTGGCCCAGGTGCCCGCGACTGATAACGTGACGCTCATGGACAGCGCCGAGCGGCGCGGTGAACTGATCGTCGGGCGGCTCCGGCGCCAGTGCGGCGAGCCCGTGATCGAGGAGACGCGCGTCACGCCGGGCGGAACCGTGGGGTTCTTCCGCGCACCGACGCGCCTCTACACCATGACCGTGCGCTGCCCCGGCGGGGCCACGCGGCCGGTAGAGCGGTGAGAGGTGCGCCGGTGACATCACTTCGCGCGCTCCGGCTCGGGGAACAGGTCGGGGCGCAGCCTGTGCGGCGGCAGCCCAGTGACCCGCGAGACGGCGTGGACGCGCGCTGGGGGAACCTGACGCCATTTCACGACCGCGGCGCGCGTGATGCCGAGAGCCTTGGCGGTCTTCGCCATCAGCCCGCGGGTTGCCCGGATTTGGTCCATTGCCTCCATGCGGGGATGCTTACCATGCGTAAGCGCGGGCTGTCCAGCAAAATACTGCCCGCGAGTAAGCGTCAGATGTGCTTACCTAAAGTGGTGGAAATCAAAGACCTAATACGAATCGAGCGGCAGCGTCGGGGTTGGTCGCAGCGGGCGCTTGCGCGCGCGCTCGGCGTATCGAACGGGCTAGTGGCGCAATGGGAGACCGGCCTGAAGCGGCCCGGGTTCGCCCTGTTCGTTGACATTTGCAACGTGTTCGGGCTTTCGGTCCGCGGCTTCACTGGACCGGACGGCCCCTATCAGGGGGAGATCGTGGACGACCCCGACGAGATGACGCTGCTGACGCTGTGGCGCGCGTTGCCGCCGGAGGACCGCCCAACGCTCCTGCGCCTCCTGGCTAAGTCGCCCCCCGGGCGCGTAATCGGCGAGGGTCGTGAGGCGCAGCCGTCGCGGAAGGGCAATGACTAGTGAAGTCACGTTCACGGCCGGCTGCTCCATGTTACCCGGCGGAACAATACCGGAACGCGCGCGACCCATCTAGGATAATCCCCCTACCCGCTCGGATTGATCGGACCAGAGTCTCCCTGGGACTGCGCTGCGCGTTTTGAGCCGGCACTAGCAGCCTCGACCTTTTGCCGGGCATCACGGGCACCGTCCACCTGGTTCCACGCGAGTTACATCACATAATCGTTAGTCCACCGCTGCAAGGTGTTTGCTAGCATGAGGTAAGCAGATTTCGCTGGACAGGCCCCCTGTGCTTACGTAAGGTAAGCGCATCGCCACCCGAGGGGATGCCGCCGATGCCGCCCGACGCCGCCCACCCTGACCTTTCCGCCATGCCGCCCGGCGCCAAGCCGGTGGCGCCGCGCGACGCCGCCGCGGATGCGCTCGGCGCCTGCATCGCCGACCTGCGCAAGCACGCAGCGGCCCAGGCCTCCGCCGGCGACCGCGCGGGCTGCGACGCCACCTTCGACCTGATCGAGCACGTCGCCCGCCTCGCCCAGATGCACGCCCGCGGCTCGGTGCCGAAGCCCCGCGCGCGCCGGGAGGCCGCGTGATGGCCGGGGGAGCACAAGAAATGCAGACCGCCACCGCCCAGCCGATTCCTGTCGGCTTTCAGTGGAAGCACATCGCATCCGGCAAGCAGTGGGTCGTGACACGCCTCCGGCCGGGCGGCGTCTGTGAAATCCATCAGGTCGGACGCTACGTCTCGGGCGAAACGCAGACCCGCTGCATCCGCAGCATGATTGCGGATGGGGTCGCGATCCCAGTGGAAACGAGCGAAGAAGCACGCCGCATCCTGCGCCGCTGCTGCGGGAGCGCCGCGTGATGCTCGGCTACGACCCCACCCGCCACGCCGGGCTGGCCTTCGCCGGCCCGTCGCTGCGCGAGGAGCGCGAGGCCGAAGCCCGCGCCGACGCGCAGGCCGAGCAGGACGAGCGCGACGAGGCCGGCACCCGGCTGTGCGAGGAGGCCGAGGACTTCTTCCTCCTCTGCGACCGCGCGACCTACAGCGCCACGGTCGAGGAGATCGGCGTCATCCGCCAGCGCCTCGCGGCGCTCTGCGACTACGCCATTGGCGTACTGGGCGACAACCGCCCGCGCGGCCAGCTTCCGCTGTTCGAGGAGCGCGCGGCATGAGCGCGCCGAAGATTACGCCGATGCAGCGCAAGACGCTGGAAGCCCTGGCCGCGGCCGAGAACGGCACGCTGACCTTTGAGGAGATGCGGAAGGCATGCCGCGCCACGATACGCGGGCACCGGATCGTCCGCATGAATCTGGAGGACGCTGGCCTGATCGAGCGCGCGCCATACGGCGGGCGCCCGAGCATGACCATCACGCAGGCCGGGCGGGAGGCGATCCGGTCATGAAGATGACGCCAGCCCGCCGCCGGACGCTTGAACTCTTATCGGACGGCGAAAGCCGCCCGGTTTGGAAGATCATCGCGCAGAGCAAGAGCTACGCGTCCGGTTATCGCGTGATCGAAGCCCTGTATGCAGCAGGGCTTATTACCGCCAAGCCGAGCCATTCAGACCCTTGGTATTACATCACCGACGCGGGGCGCGCCGCGCTCGGCGAGGAGCGCCGGGCATGAGCGCGCGCCTGCTCGACGCGGAAGCCCACTACGCCGCGTGCCTCGCGCGGAGGCTGCCGCTGTGACCGACGACCAAGAGATCGAGCGATGGATCACGCTCCTTCGCAACGCCATGGCGCGCCCCAGCGACACCGTTGTCCTGGCGGTCTGTGGCGAGGCCGGTGACTTGATCTGCATGTCGCGCGTCCTGCGCGGCACAGACCTGCGCGCCATCGCGAGCACGCTGCGGAACCTACGGAGAGACCCGGCATGACCGCCCTTCCCTACGAAGTCCGCGCGCACCTGGAGCGGCTGCTCAAGCTGGACCAGCGCCGCGTGGCGCTCCTGATGGAGAACGTCCGCGCCGTCGCCGCCCAGCCGGTGCGGAACGGCGAGGCGTTCATGGAGGCGCAGCAGGAGGCCGACGCCGCCGTGAGCGACGTCCACAGCCTGACGCGCATCCTCGCGGCCGACAACGCGGTGCGAGGGTGGAGGGCCGGGCCGAACGTGATCCCGATCACCGTCGGCAGGCCGCCGAGCCTCGCCGCGGTGTTCCCGGAGGCGCGCGGGCTGTGAGCGGCGAAATCCTCATGATCTCCGCGGACGACTATCACGCGGACTGCTGCCCGGCGCCGTCCCTGTCCAGTGGCATCGCCAAGCTGCTGATCCGGCGCTCGCCGCGACACGCGCACCACGCGCACCCGCGCCTCGGTGGCGAGCGCGCCGACGATCCGACCCGCACGATGGACAACGGCTCCATCATCCACAAGCTGATGCTCGGCCGCGGCGCCGGGTTCGCGATGATCGCCGCTGACGACTACAAGACGAAGCGCGCCCAGGAGGCGCGCGACGAAGCGCGCGCGCAAGGGCTGGTCCCGGTGCTCGCGAAGACCCTAGAGCAGCTTCAAGCAGCAGCCGATGCCGCGCTCGCTCAGATGCGCGCCCACCCGGACTGTCAGGCGTTCTTCGATCCCGGCCGGTCGGAGGCCGTCATCACCTGGCAGGAGCACGATATCTGGCTCCGCTGCATGGTGGACCGCCTGCCGGACGATCCGACTGCGCCGTGGTTCGACATCAAGGCGACGCAGTTGAGCGCGGCGCCGGTGGACTATCAGCGAGCCATCATCCGCGACCACGCATTCCAACGGAGCTTCTACCTGCGCAGCGCGCGGCACGTCGGCTATCTCCCGTCGGCGTTCCTGTTCGTCGTCGTGGAGCAGAAGCCGCCCCACGCCGTCTCGGTAATGACGGTCGCCCCGTCGCTGGCGGAGATCGCGGATCGGGAAGTCGAGCGCGCCGTCGCGCTCTGGCGAAGCTGCATCAGGTCCGGCGTCTGGCCCGGCTACGCGATGAAGACAGCTTATGTGGACGCGCCGGGATGGATGACGGCCGCCGAGCAACTGGATGAACCCGAGGAGGAGTTGGCATGACGTTCACGCTGCGCCCGGCGGTCCGGGAGAAGATCGGGTTGTTGTTCGGCATTGCCGGGGCGTCCGGGTCAGGGAAAACCCTGTCGGCATTGATGCTCGCACGCGGCGTCTGCGGCAGCGAGGGGAAAGTCGCCGTTATCGACACAGAGGCCGGGCGCGCCCTGCACTACGCGCCCAAACCCGGCACCAAGGGCGACGGCATGCGGACCTTCGATTTCCTTCACCTGGACTTCCAGCCGCCGTTCACGCCGGAGCGATACATCGAGGCGATCCGCGCCTGCGAGGAAGCCGGCGCGACAGTGATCGTCATCGACAGCATGTCACACGAATGGTCCGGCGAAGGCGGCTGCTCGGATATCCAGGCGGCCGAAGCCGAGAGGATGGCGACCGACCGCAACGGTAATCTTCAGGCGTGGAAGATCGAGGCCGTCACGGCGCCCGCCTGGAAGAAGCCGAAGCTGCGGCACCAGCGGATGATGGCCCGCCTCATTCAGTGCCGGACGCACCTAATCTTCTGCTTGCGCGCGCAGGAAAAGGTCAAGTTCGTGAAGGTGAAGAAAGACGGCCGGGACGTGACGGAGATCGTGCCCCAGGGCTTCATGCCGATTTGCGAACGATCCTTTATGTTCGAGTTGTCCGGCAGCATGACGCTGCACCCCGAGACGCCCGGCCAGCCGCGTTACGACCTCCCGCACAAGCTCAACGACGACCTCCGGGGCATCTTCCGCGAAGGCGAGTTGATCGGGACTGACGCCGGCACGCGGCTGCGCGAATGGGCGGAGCAAGGCGATATACGTCCGCCCGTGGACAAGATCGCGGAAGGCGTCCGCGAACTCGTCGAGCGTATCCAGGATGCGTCCGGCCCGGCGGCGCTCCGCCTGATCCTCGGCGAAAAGGACGTCGAGAAGCGGCGCGCCTGGCTCGCGAAGAACCGGCCCGACCGCAGCCAATACCTTGAAAGCGTCATCAGCGCCGCGGAGGAGCAGTTCGCGGGCGAAGCCGCCGAAGGAGAGGCGGCATGACCATGGACGTTCACGATCCCGGCGACGAGCCGCCGGAGCCGCGCTGGGTTGACCGCCTGCTGTGGGTGGCCGTGGCCATCGCGCTGGCAGGCATCGGGGGAGGGCTATGGCTGTGAGCGAGCGATGGCAGGAGCAGGAGCAGCGCGCGCGCGAGTGGATATCGTCGCAGATCACCGCTGCCGGCGCAGACAACGAGGCTGTGATGATGGTGTTCTGCACCACAATCACCGCCGCCGGCTTCCTCGCCAACGCGCTGAACAAAGGCGGCGCGATCAACGACATGCCGCTGTTGGAGCGCATGGCGCAGTCGTGGTTGCGCGCCTCCATGCGCGGCGAGCCCGAGCCTCACTTGCGGAGTGCCATGACATGACCCCCACCACCCAGGCCCGCGCCGCCCTCGCGCAGCGCGGGGAGGGCTCCGATGGGTGACGACGCGGAGGCCCGCGCGGTGGCGGGGCGGCTGATGGCTCGGTTTCGCGACTTGCTGATGTCGCTGCCTGTGGATGGTGAGCGGCAGTCGTGCATGAGCACGCGCACGGATTTGGTCCAGGCCGAACGGATGGGGCTGTGTGAGAGACGGCAGGCAAGCAACGCCCGCTTTTTCCGGCTGACCCCACTCGGCGTCCGCGTCCGCGCCGTGCTGATGGAGCGCGGCGATGGCTGACCTCCGCACGCTCGCGCAGGTGGCGGAGGCGTGGGGCCATGGCTGAGCGCGTGCGGGCCGCTGAGGTGGCGCGGATGACCAGCCTTTCCGTCCGGAAGGTGTTGGAGCACGCGGCGGCTGGCACGTTCCCGGCAATGAAGGTCGGCGGCGTGTGGCTGTTCGACCCCGACGCCATCGAGGCGTGGCTCAGACGAGAGGAGGCCCGACAGTGGCGCGAAAGGGCGAAGGCGGGAACATCTACCTCCGCGGCGACACCTACTGGGGACGTGTTAAGATTGCCGGCCGCGAGTATCGCAGCACGCTTAGAACGTCTGATCCCCGCGAGGCGAAAAAGCGCCTCGGGCCGTGGGTCAAGAAGCTAAAGGAAGAGGCGGTCACAGGCGCGCCCACGCCCACCTTCGAAGAGGCGGTCGTGAAGTGGGGCGAGGAGGTGCTGCCCGGGGCCGTGAAGCCCGCTGTTGCCAAGCGATACCTGTCCAGCATCGGGCAGATGTTGGACATGTTCGGGCCGCTCCCGATGAACCGCCTGACGGCGCGTGACGTGGCCGGCTATGTGTCGAGCCGCAGCGGCAAGGTTTCCAACGCTACCATTAAGCGCGACCTCACGGCCCTCTCGCGGCTGCTGGCGGCTTGCGTGGCGTGGGGCTGGCGCGCGGACAATCCAGCGCTGGCCTATGACCGTTCCATGGTTCGCGAGCGCCGCGACCCGATCCGGCCGCCGGACCCGGAGGCCGTGCGGGCGCTGATCGAGGCCGCGCCGGAAGGCATGGCCGCCGTGCTGGCGCTGCTGCACGAGACGGGGATGCGCGAGGCAGAGGCCGTGAACCTGGCCGGCGAGGAGGTTGATTGGGAGCGGGGCCAGATTCGGCTGCTGAAGACGAAGACCAGCCGCCCGCGCGTGCTGGCATGGCGCACCATCGGGGGGGATGCGGGGCCGGTCCTGCTGCGCGTGAAGCGCGCACATGGGCCGCTGTTCCGGGCCGACACTGGGCGCCCCTATCGGAACTTCAGCAGCAACGTCCGGCGCGTCATGGCTGCCGCCGAGGCTGCACACCGGAAGGCCGGCAAGCCTTTCCGCCGGTTCCGGGTCCACGACTTGCGCCACGGCTTCGCCATCCGTTGGCTGAAGGCTGGCGGCGATATCTACGGCCTGAGCCGGCACCTGGGGCACAGTAGTATTAAAACCACTGAGCTATATTTGGGTTATCTGACCGAGGAGGAACGGCAGAGTGTCCAGCGATCTCACGAGGCTTCTGGCTCGGTTGAAGCCCGAAGGTGACTGCCTTGTCTGGCCTCTGTCCAGGAACCGCGGAGGCTATGGGCAAGTGAAATGGAATGGGAAGGTGCAGCTCGCGCATCGGCTGGCCTTCCGCCTGGCGAACGGGCCGCTGCCGCCGGGGCTGCTTGTCTGCCATCGCTGCGACAACCGCGCCTGCGGTAACCCGGCGCACCTGTTCGCTGGGACGCACCGCGACAACAACCGGGATATGTTCGCCAAGGGGCGGGGGCACCGCCTCGACGGCTCGCACATCCGGGGGCTGAAGAACCCGAACGGGAAGCTTTCGCAAGGCGCTCTTGCAGAGGCGCGGGCGCTGCGCCGCTCAGGCCACAGCCTTTCGGCCGTCGCGGCCCGCTTCGGAGTGACGAAGCAGGCCATCGCCTACCACTTCCGGTCGGGGGCACAAACGGGGGCACAGACCCCGCCGAAAACCCCAAGCGCGAAGCGGTAGGAAATGGCGGAGGGGATGGGATTCGAACCCACGAGACGGGTTGACCCCGTCTAACGGTTTAGCAAACCGCGGATAAGAGAGAGGAAAGCGGGGATATGCCGGATTTCCAAGGAAACTCGGGCCGCGAGAACCGCGAACAGAACGCGATTCCGCGACGTGCTATGGCACAAGAAGGGGCACAGGGCGTCCTCTACGTCGTCTATTCCTACCACGGCTACACGAAGATCGGGCGGAGCCGGAACGTCGCGGCCAGACTGAAGCAAATCCGATGCGGCCATATCGGGCGGCTGTGCCTGCTCAGGCAGTTCCCCGGCATGGGGAACCGCGAGGGCGAGGTCCATGCTGCGCTAGATCCGTGGCGCACGCATGGCGAGTGGTTCGCGGATACGCCACTCAGCCGCTTCATGCTGGCGGAAGTGACGGGCGCAGCGGACTTCGAATGGCCGGCGCACCCCAACAAGCACCGCGACGCCGACTTTGTGACGCCCGCCGAAATGGCATGGCTCCAGGCGATGATGAAGAAGCGTCCGGCAGGCGAGCGCCCTTGGTAGCTGTTCCAAGCGCCCGGCGCCGCGCCATCCGTGCCACCGGGCGCCAGCGTGTGACGATCACCTCAGCGCCGCCCGATACCGCTCGCGCCAGCCCGGAACCCCCGGCCGGTCTGCCGCGTTCCTCGCGAATCCAGGAGGATGCCATGGCGATTGGACGCTTCGTCGCGCCGGTTGCGGCGCCGGATAGCCCCGCGGCCGAGGCCGCCGCCCTGCCCCCGGCGCCCCCGCCGCCGGTCACGACCTTCCCCCGGGTGAGCGTCAGCGATGCGCGGGCTCTAGAGGGCGAGGTGCTGGTCTTCACGGTGACGATGGACCGCCCGGCCGCTTTCGACGTGACGGTGTACTACAACACGGTGAGCCGCACCGCGCTCGGCGGGCAGGACTTCCAGCCCTATACGGGGCTGCGCACCGATTACGTCGTCATCTCATCCGGGCAGACCAGCGCCGCCTTTACCGTGCAGTCTATCGAGGACCGGCTGATCGAGCGGCATGAGACGTTTGAGGTGACCATTGGCACGAGCAAGGGCGCGGGCATCGCCGACGGCCGCGGCGTGGGGACGATCCTCAACGATGATTTCGGCGGCCTGTCGCGGGGCTTCTTTCCGCAGGCGACGGACTGGGCGCTCTGAACGCATGCCAGCCCGTCGCTGACTGGACATTGCCCTTATCGGCCATCGCGCCGCTCCATAAGACCGAGGATCAGCAAAGCCCCATTCAGTTCCGCCCGCGCGGTGGCGTAGTGGCCGAGCGTCACAGACTTTCGGGCGGCGTCCAGTTGAATGTCGAAATCCTCCCGGTCCAGTTGCCGCTCACGAAGCACCTTATCGAGTAGCGTCGTTTCCTTCGTCATTCCTCTGCTCCTGAAAGGCGCATGGCCCACGGCCCGCGCATCTGCGTGTAGAGGTGGCTGCGGCTGATCTTCCACTTCTCGGAGACCGCCACCACCGTCATCTCGCGAAGGTCTGCGATGATCTGAGCCTCGTTCTCCGGCTTGATCTTCCAGTTACGCCGACCGCCCACGCGGCCTTCCTTCTTCGCCGCTTCCAGCCCAGCTTTCGTGCGCTCCCGGATCAGGTCACGCTCGAACTCGGCGAAGGCTCCGATCATGTGAAACATCAGCCGGCCGGTCGGGGTGCCGGTGTCAATCGCCGTGGTCAGGATGCGAAGGTGGGCGCGCTTCTTCTCGATCCGGTCAGCGATCAACTTCAACTCCCAGAGGGAGCGGGCCAGACGGTCGAGCTTCCACGCGACCAGCGTGTCACCCTCGCGCAGCGCCTTGATCGCGGCCTCTAGGCCGGGGCGCTTCTTCCCCGCGCCAGAGAGCTTGTCGGAGTAGATGCGGCGGACGGCGACGCCGGCTTCGCGCAGGGCTTCGGTCTGTAGCCGAAGCTCCTGGTCCTCCGTCGAGACACGCGCGTAGCCGATCAGCACATTGGTCATGGCTGTTGGTCGCACATCGTCAAACGAGGGTCAACAGAAAATCTCACAAGTTGCTTGACATTACCGCACAAGGCGGAATAGGGTGCCGACACAGGCCCGGAGACGGGTCGTGAGACAGACCCCGGAGGCTGCTGTGACTAGCTTGGAGCCGGTCAAGGTCCGCAAGCGCGAACGGCGCGGCGGCCGTCCCCGAGAGGGCCTCGACTACACCTGGACCGAATGGCAGGTCGTCAGCGGGCGCCGGGTAGTGAGCCGACATGACACGGAGCGGTTTGCACGTGAGGCTGCTGAAAGGCTCTCCGATGCGCGCCGTACCCGAGTTGCCCGCTAAACCCCCGTACGCGCGAAAGGCGCCGAGCGGTCTCCCACCCAGCGCCTCGCTTGATTCTCGCGGCCGTCAGAGCGCCCGCATCGCCGCCTCGTATCGCTTGAGCACGTCGTCCAGGCCGTTCAGCCCGCCGTTCACGCGGCGGCGCACGGCCTTGATGTCGCCCGTATCGGCGAGCTCGTTGCAGCCCGCGTCCTGCCACCACCAGGCAGCCGTCTCGGCCGCGCCATCGGGCGTGATGATCCAGCGCAGGAACTCGTCCAGCGGATGCGCGAGCGCCGCGGCAGCGCGTTCGTAGTTCGCCCGGCCGGTGAGCTGGATCAGGCCGCGCCCGCGGAACAGGAAGCCATCCCCCGGCACGATGTTGCCGAGCCTGCCGCTATAGACCTTCTCGGCGATCCCGCGCTGGTCTGCCGCCTTGCCCACGCCGCGGCCGAGCCGCCGGGCCTCGTCCGCGTCGAACCGCGAGGGCCAGGTCCGCATCAGGCCCTCGGGGCTGTAGTCCAGGCTCTCGGTCAGCCGGCGGAACCCGCCCGTCTCGTGCAGCACGGTCGCCAGGAACGCCGCCGCGCGGGGCTTCGTGGTGATGCCCCGGCGCCGCATGGCGCGGGCGAGCGGCGCGGCCCAGGCGTCCGGCTCGGCGGCGCCGAGCGCGCGCAGGAGGTCGGGCGTCACTGAAATTTCGCCGGATGTCACAACTCGCCCGCCCGCCCCTGTGTTTTCAAGGGGTTGACGAGGGCCAGATGTCACAACTCCATCCGGTGAAATTTCACCGCGGGGCCGGAACAGCGCCGCCAGCGCGCGGAGCAGGTCGGAGAGCCAGGTCATGCGCACACCGCCCGCCAGCGGGCGCGGTAGGACGCCAGCTCCTCGATCATCCGATGCACCGGGCTCGCCGCCGGCAGCCCGTCCAGGTCCGCGAGCGCCCGCAACTGCGCCGCGGCGTCATACGGCACCGGCCGCGCGAAGGCCCGGCAGGCGCCGTCAGAAGTCGCCCCGCCGCAGCCGCTCACGAGCGCCGCCATCATCGCGCAGGCGACGATCCGCGTCCTGCGCCCGATCCACTGCCGCATTGTCCCTCGCCTCCTGCACCCGCTCGGCCATCCGCCGCCCCTCGCGCCGCTGCCAGGCGCCGAAGGTCACCACGGCCATCACCACCGCGCCGGCCATCGCCAGCGCCCGCCCGATCCGCGAGGTCGCGAACCAGAGCGCCACGGTCGCGATCACGGCTCGGCCTTCGCGCGCTTGAGGATCAGCAGCGCCCCGGCCACGATCCCGCCCATCGCCGTCACGCGACCGCCGAACTCGACCAGCTGCTCCGTCGTGAAGAAAAACACCCCCACCAGCCCGCCGGCGCAGATCGCGCCGCCGAGCCACGTCGTCCACTCGCGCAGGGCCTCCGCGCGCAGCGTGCGCAGGTCGTGCCACATCACGCGGCCTCCTTCGGGATGGGCCGGCTGCCGGCCTTCACGCGAATGCGGGGCTTCGCGAGTTTGCGGGCAAGATCGTGCGCACACTCGCGGCAGATCGCCGGGCCTCCGCAGCGCGCCTTGATGCCGTCCGCACGCGGGAAGACATGGCCGTGCCCAGTGTTGCCGTTCACAGCAGCCCGCCCGCGCAGATCGCGCCGCCGAGCCAGGTCGTCCACTCGCGCAGGGCCTCCGCGCGCAGCGTGTGCAGGTCGTGCCACATGGGCCGTCTCCGGGTTGTGGGAGGATCAGCGCCCGCGCGGGGCGCCGCTTCGCCGTGGCGGCGGAAGCTACTTCGCGGTCCTGCGGACGATGTGCCGCTCGACGGCGCGGATGACCTTGCGCGCGGTGGTCAGGCAGGCATGGCACGGGCCGGTCGTCCGATTGCTGCCGCAGTTGCCGGGGCAGAGGCCCCAGGCGCCCGCGACGACGCGCGGGTCGCGCAGCAGATCGGCGTGTGTCGGTTCGCCGCTCACAGCAGCGGGGCGGGCATCAGACACCAGATCACCATTCGACTGCCGCGCGAGCCCTGGATGACGTGCCGTCCGTCCGGCTCGCCGTAGCCCTGCCCCGGCACGGTGCGGAACAGCAGCGCCTCGCCATAGGGCGGCGGATCGTCCGGGTTCGGGCGCATCAGGCGGCCTGGCGGGACGCGGAACCACTCGCCGCCGACCTCGACCTCGTAGCGCCCATTGACCATGCGCCAGCGCACGTCATGGAGGACTTCGACGTCGTTCGGGTTGCAGCAGAGCGCGCCGTCAATGGCCCGCTGCCGGCGCAGCCAGTCGTTGTGCATCGCGTGCAGCGGCGCGTGCTCCGGGTCGAAGTGCCCGCCATCGGCGAAGGCGTCCGGCGGCGCCGGGCCGTCCGAGCCGCTTTCCTGCCATTGCGAAACCGCCGGCCCAGCGAACGCCAGGACCAGCGCAGCGGCAATGGCGCGCAGAAGCGCGCGTTGGCAACGCATGGGCTTCTCCATTGTGGGGCAGTCGGTTGAGATCAGCGGCTCACGGCCGCCGCATCGCCTCGGCGATCTCGCAGAGCGCCGTCCACACCGCGTCGCGCTCGCCGCGCTCGCCCCGCTGCTGCGCCATGTCCTCCACCGCCGCCGCGATGGTGCGCGCGAAGCACGGCCAGTCGGGCTTGGGCGAGGCGTAGTGCTCCCGCACCGCCGCCTGGATCACCGTATCCGGGTCGAGCCAGTCGGCGGCCACGTCAGGGCGCCGGCCGCGCCGAGTAATCAAGCCGGCGCTCGATGCGCTCCAGCGTGGTCTGCATGGCCCGCATCGTCGCCACCGCCTCAGCGGTGCGCTCCACCTGGACCAGCCGGGCCGCCGCGTCCTCGCGGTTCTGCCGTTCCAGCACCTCAAGCCGTTGCAGGAACTCGATACGGCTTGCGACACGGATGGCGTCCACCTCGTTGAAGCGCGCCGTGGTCAACGCCGCCTGCGTCTGGAGGTCCTTGACGCTTACGATGACCCATGAGCCGAGTGGCACGCCAATCAGGCTTGCGGCGATCATCGCGACCCGCGCCACTGCGGTCATGATCGTGTTGTTCGCAACCCGCTCCGCCAGGGTTTCCGCTCGCGACATACCGACCACCTCCATTCACGCTGTGGGCCACACGATCAGCGCAGCGGCGCGCACCTCCGCATGCGTCGTGGCCGCCTCGATCCTGAGCTTGGCCGCCCGGCGGAGTGCCTTGATCGCGCTGCCCACGGCGCCCCAGGCATCGGCCTGGGCGACGATCTCGGCGGCGACGGCGGATGCGGCAGGCGCGGTGCCGGTGGCGATGTCCACCGCCTGCACCTCGGCCGCGAGGAATGGGTAGTCGGCCAGCACGGGCGCGGCAGCCGCCAGATAGGCCCGGGCCTGCGCCTCGGTGGCCTGGTATTCCAGCGCCTGCCCGGCGCCGGCCGTGATGAAGCGGAGCCGGGCGGCCTCGGCCTCGGCGTCCACGCGCGCGAGGGCAGCCGCCTTGGCGTCCGCAAGGGACGGGCCAAGATCAAGACGCATGGCAGATGATGTCCCCCGGTAGTGGCCTAAGCCGCCGTGACCTTGCCCTTCCAGGGCTTGTGCGTCGGATTGGCGACGACGTGGATCGTGATCTCGCCGGGCGTGGTGCTCGTGACCGTCACCGCGCCGCCCACGACGGCCGGCTCCGCGTTCACCGCGCCGCGCAGCCGCACCGTGGCCTCTTCCGGGAGGCCGGTGATCACGCTCTCGGCCACACCATTGGCCGCGATGGTCGGCGCGCTGATCTCTGCCTCGATCACGGTGCGCGCCACGATGGCGCTACCGTTCCACCGAAAACCCTGATGGTCGCTGTTGACGGAGGCGAGGGTCGGTGCCGACACCTCCACCGTGGCGCCGCCATCGGGCGCATAGGCCAGCGCCGGGCTGCCCTCGGGCGCCCGGCCCCACTGGACGATCACGCCGTCCGCGTTGGTCACAACATAGGGCTTCATGCGAGCGCCTCCACCGTGCCGCGCCAGGGCTTCCACGCCGGGTCCGCCGTGACGCTGATCCGTATCTCGCCGGCCGCCGTGCTGGTGAGCGTCAGGCTCCCGCCCGTGACCTCGACCGGCCCCGCGCTGACGGCGCCGCGCACCGTCACCATGCACGGGTCAGGCAGGCCGGAAATCACACACTCCGCCACGCCATCGGCGGCAAAGCTCGCCGCGCTGATCTCGGGCGCCATGGCGGCACGCTCCACGAGCTCGCCGTCCAGCAGGCGCCAGCCCTCGGGCTGCATCCCGACCGCCTCGTAGGTCTCACGATCCACCACCGTGGTCGCGCCGCCGTCGGGCGGCATCTGCATCGCCGCCAGGCCGTCAGGGCAGTTGCCCCAACTGTCCACGGCCCCGCTCGCATCCGTGCGCACGAAGTATTCCATGGTGCCTACCGCTTCATGTTGGCGTAGGCGACCTGCTGCCGCCCCGAGACCACGATGCTGTCGATGTCGGTGCCGTCGCGCACGGCCGCGGCGCCGAGGACGATAATATACTGATAGTCGAAGTCGCCGGCGCTGGGATTGTCCACATACATGTCGCGCTCGCCATTCACCCAGGTGACATGCGTCCAGTTGGACGGGTCGCTGCCGGCCGGCTTGCGGATGAGAGCAATGCCCTTGTCCGTGTTCGCATAGCTCAGCGCCATGGCTAGTCTCCCGGATGTCCGCTGTCGCCACCGGTCCCGCCACCTTCGAGGTTGTAAATGACGTTGGCGAAGGAGTGCAGGATCAGCACCTTCGCATCGCCAGTGACGCTCATCGTCCACGAGGCGATGGCGGTCGTCGCGTAGCCGGTGCCCGGCTCGGTGCGGGTCTTCGTGGTGGTGCTGCTGACGCTGCTCCACTCACTGACGGCGCTGCCCGCGATCTTGAGCGTGCTGACCTGCAAGTCGCCGATCTGCGCCGTGGCGATGCTGGCGCTCTCGATGCTGACGCCGACGCCCGCGACCGTCCCGCTCGCCGGGCCTTGCCACGCGCTGTATTGGTTCGAGGTGTTCCGCGCCCTGATCCAGTAATACCAGGTCGTGCCGGCCGTCAGGGTATCCTTGTCGGTGTCCACCCATTGCGTGCCCATGATCTCCTTGAGCACGGTCGCGTTGCCTTCGACGTTGTCCGGGCTGCGCTTGATCTGAATGCCGGCCAGGTCGAGGTTCGCCGGATTGACCCACAGCAGCGTCAACTCGCGGATGCCGCCTCGCACCGTGAAGGATGTCGGCGCGGCCGGCGGGTCGTTCACGCCGTCCACCACAACCGTCGCCGAGACGGCCCACGGGCTCGACGCGCCCTGCTGGCTGACCGCGCGCACCGCGAAGGTATAGTCCTGCTTGCGCAGGTTCTCGAAGTCCACCGAGAGCCCGCGCACGACGCGGCTTTCGAGATGCCCGTCCGCGCCGCGCGCCTCGACCTCATAGCTGAGCGTGCGCAGGTCCGGGCTGGCCGCCCAGGAGACGGTGACGACCGTGACCAGCGATGAGCCGGCGCCGCCGCGCACGTAGTCCTGGGCCGTTACGTTCGTCGGCGGCGCCATTGCCTGCACGGCACTGGGCAGGATGGACGTGCCCGGCGCGTCGAAGTGAATGCCCTGCTCGACGCGGGCGAACTTCGTGGGATCGTGCTCCAGCGCCGTCAGCTTGAAGAGGTGCTCGCCCTCCGGGACCATGGAGAGCACGGAGAACTGCCGCGGCACCACGGACAGAGCCGGCGTGGTGGTGTGCGCTTCCTTGAGAAGCCAGACGGAGCCCGCAACCGGCAGAAGCGGCAGGGGGGCCGCCATGTTCAGGACGCTATGCTCGCCCGGCGTCATGGAGGCGACGAGCCGTTCGCGCTGCGTTGCGATGTCCGTCGAGCCTTGGATATCAGCCGCCCGCGTATAGGCCGTAAGGCTGCCCGGCACGCCCAGGATCGGCGTGGTCGCTGCGGCGCCCTGCTCCATCTGGGGAATGCCGATCCGGAACGTCACATCAAGCGCGCCGGCGGCGATCTCCGCAAAGAACCCGAAGCGAATGTCGATGGTGCCCGCGGAGAGCGTCGCCGGGAGCACGGCTCGTTGCGTTCGCAGCGCCGCCCCGGTGGGGGTGATGGCGACATAGGGGGAACCGAGGTCCACACCGCCGACGCCGCGTTGGTAAATAGCGATCCGCGGGCTGGCCGGCGCTATCCCTGTCAGCGAGCCTGCTGCCAGTTTCACAAAAGCGGACGCCGCCCAGGCGTCCCCATCCACCGCTGTGGTGTAGGCGCTGTCGAAGACGAGCCATGCGTAGCTTCCGCCGCCGCCGACCGTGCCGGAGAACCGGACGTCCACATAGGGAATGCCGTCCTCCGTGCCGGTGCCGACGATCTGCCGAGCGAGGCCGTTGCCGCCGCTCATATCGAGCCAGTTCGTCGGCATGGTGCCCGGGGTGCCGGCCGCCGCGCCCTCGCCCCGCGGGTTCCGGATGACGTTCGTCCGCGCCGGCTCCACGATGGGCGCTTGCGCTTCGGTCGTGATCGGATCGTAGGTGTAGCGCGTCTCGTTGATCGCGGCCTGCGTCAGCACGCCCGAGATGTTGAAATACCACGCAAGCGACGCGCGCGTGTAGGTCGTCACCTCGCCGATGAAGGAGAGGTAATAGGTCCGGTCGGACTTGATCTCGACGGTGCGGTCGAGCGTGACCTGCGTCGTCGTCGCGCTGATGATGCGCCCGCCTAGCGAAATGCCGGCGTAGTGGCGATCTGCGACTTCCACCACATCGCCCGGCATGAGGTCCGCGTTGTCGAAGCCGACGACGCATTCCATCGTCTCGCCGCGCTTGTCGCTCTCGACCAGCCACTTCGCGGCCGTGAGCGCCTGCCCGCGCTCATAGGCGCCGAAGGCCACGACCTCCGCCTCGCGCAGCCCGTAGCGCGCAATCGCCTCGTCGTCCTGATAGGCTTCCGGCACACGCCGCCAGCCATCGGTCGGGTCGTTGAACCAGCAATAGGCGAAGGTATGCCGCGCGCGGAGCGAGACGCCCTGGTAGGTGAACCGCCCGTCGATGACGTTGGCGTTCGTCAGCAGCTTGACCGGGACTTTCGGCATATCCGCCGTGATGCGGACCTGACCACCGCCAGCCCAGACCATGCCACGGAAGGCCGACGCCACGGTCTGCACCGCGCGCCAGGCTTCCTCGCGCTCGGTGATGGACGTGGCGCAGCGGTAGCGCGGGCGGGTGCCGCCATAGCCGTCCGGGATCAGCTCGTCGCAGTATTTGGCGATCTGGTAGAGCGTGAACACGTCCTGGAGCGCGTCCGGGATCAGGTCGCCCAGGCCCCAGCGGTCGTTGACGAGGAACGAATAGACCCACCATGCGGGGTTGCCGCAGACCTGATCGTGGAAGGTCGCATAGTCCCAGTCGCCCATGGACGTGCCGGCGCCGCTGGTCGCATAGGTGCGCGTGGACGGCGTGTAGTTCCGCGGCACGGGGATTTTGACGCCCGACACCTCGAAGCTGATCTGCGGCACCTTACCGCCGAGCTTCTCGGCGTCGAGGCCGATCATGATCATGTGGCAGTTGGGATAGGTCAGCTTGCTGTTGGTGCGCTCGGTGTAGAGGCCGAGCGTGATGGCGTTCTGCACGGCCACGCTGCCGGGGGCTGCGGTGTCCCGGACGACGCGAAACTCCCATGGTGCCGTGAGTTCGCCCCGGCTGACCACGCGGGTCCGCTCATAGGGGCTGGTGTTCTTGCCCTTGATGGTGTCGGTGAGCACGCGCGTCCATGTGCCGCCGGCGGGGCGCACGTCCACGCCCCAAACAACGGTGGTCGGCAGAATGTCGCCGTTGGTTGTGTCCTGCCGCAGAAAGACCGGCGCCCTGATCGTGATGGCGACCTCGTCCA